CAAGACTTGATAACCCATCTGATATTTGATCTTGACCAACAAATCCGAAAGTTAATCCACTTAATGTACCAGCGATACCCTCTCGTAATATTGAAGTTTTAGTTGCACCTTCTTTTTTTGCTTCTTCCATACCAGAAGTGATACCATCAATTACTCCAAATATTCCTGTAATTGCAAGTCCAAGGCCAGGAATTAGTTTTGCACCACCTTTTGCAACATTTAAAATACCTCTACTACTTTTTGGTGCAAATTTATTCGTTTTTGTATCTCTTATTCTACCTTTTGAATCTCTTGTAGTACCAGTAAGTGTATCTGTTAAAGAAGTAAGACCTTTACCTAAACCTAAAAAAGCAGTACGCAATAATTTTGCAGTTCTTACTAGTTTAAATATTGCATATCCACCAATAATTCCAACTAACGCTGATGTTGCTAAAAAGTTATCTTCAAAAAGTTTTCCAAGATTTTCCCAACTTGGGTTAGTGATAAGATTTTTAAGATTAGTCCAAAATGGAGAAAGTACAAATTCTTTTAACTTAATAAGTAATTTTTCTGATACTTCTTTTATTTTTTCCCATTGTTCACTATCAATAAACTTTAATATTGCAATTATAGCTGCACCAAATAAAAACTTTTTTGCAATACTAAAAAGACCAGCACCTGCTTTTTTTGCAGAATCTAACGCACTCTTCTCAAGTATACCAACCATATTACCAACTTTTGAACCTACACCTAAGATACCTTTTTGAAGAGATTTAAATATACTATTTTGCTCTCGTTTCTGTTCTGTTTCTTTTGCATCAGTTTTGTTTTTGTTTTGCAGTTCAACACCTTGTGCTTGAGCCATTTTATCTTGGGTCTTAGATATATTTTCTAATACCTTCTTTAGTCCTTCTTGACCTTTATTGTTTGCTTGTTGTTCTGAAACTAAGGTTTTGAAATCTTTAGCACCACCAAAACTTACTTCTACCATTTTTCTATCCTATTTTTTTGCAAAGGTTTCTTTTGCATAGAAAGCTGCGACTATGGCTGCAACTGATACAAAATATGTTGGAGCCATATCACCTAATATACCACTCGCATTATCTAATCCAATCCACTCTGCAAGAACTACTGAAAAAGGATATAATAACATACCAAACAATGCAAACCACGCCATGTTGCGTTGTGCATCAGCCTTTTTATCTTCATTCTCTAATCTCATCATTTCTTTACTCATTTCAATTTCCTCATCACTTACTATTCCATCGCCGTCCACATCAAAATCTGCATATTGTGAACCTTTTTCTAACTTTTTCTGTGCAGCCATTTTACTTTCCTCTCTATAATCCAAATGATGTTTAAGTGATATAAAATCTACCACTAACAGTTACAATTACTACACTCGCAACCAGTACAAATATCATTAACGCATTCTTCACATTGTTTATCACAATGACATTCATGATTGCATTTCTTACATTTTTCGTTACAAGTACAACTCATTGATTTCTCCTTGTTCTATTTATCTTCTTCCATCTGCTTTCGCTTGTCTTTCAGCGGTTTTTTCATCCTCTAACCATTGAAGAAGTAGTCTAGTATATATTTCCCTCTCCCATGGCATCATATATTCTATTTCTGTTAAAGAATACTTGTGATGTTGCATTAGTTGGAAATTTAATTGGTAATAATTTTCCAACGAATTATGAGAGAGGGCGACTAGAAAAAATCTTGTATTCCCTCTAATACTAAATCACTTTCAACTTCAGTTTTAGGATTCTTCACAGTAATTTTATGTTTCACTTTAGGCATAGTATTAAAGAACTCTTGAATTTTTAGAAACTGATCATGTGACATTGATTCAATAAATTCATCTAATTCTTTTTCTTCCATATCATTTTTAGTATAAACATTTTCTGCATCATATATTTGATTAACGCATGATTTTATTATACCGAATGTTGCAGCTGCATCATTTTTCATATCTAATTTTACAATGTTATTCATTTTTGGATAATCAAAAATAATACCTATATTATCACTTATTTTTATATCATTAGTATGATTTTCTTCTTTTTCACATTTTACCTCTGATAAATTTATATCTACACTTACCTTTGTTTCCATATCATCTGGACAGGTTACTGTTATGTTCGCTGTTTCTCCTATAGATTTACATCTAAGTTGTAAGAACACATACTCCAAATCAAATGTTGGTAATTTTTTAGAATCTAATTTATTAAAAGTACACACATCTACTATGTCCTGTATTGCACGAATTAAAGATGCATCAGATCCTTCTTGTTGTGCTAACATTAACATTTTTTCTTCTTTTACAAGAAAAGGTCTAAACTCTACTTTTTGTCCTGTAGAGGGTAATGTCAATTCATATTTAGCGGTTGCTAACTTTGGTAACGCCATAATTTAATTTTCTCCTATAATTTAACGATATGGTATAATAGTATTTTCTCCAGCTCCAGCTAAAGTTTTAGGTGCATTTACAGTTGCAAATGTTCTGTTATCACTATTATCCATTACTTGTCCATTTGCATCTATAAAAACAAAATCTTTGAAAACAAAAGAAACTTCTTGTCTTGCAATGTCCATGTTTTGAGCACTGAACTCTATTGCACCAACTGTTTTTGGAAAACACTCATTTAGTCTAAGACCAGCTAGAGGTAAACCATTTTTTCCTAATTGAAAAACTTCTATTGGTGTAACATATTCATTATAATATTCTAGATTGTAGTTATTTGGTTTAACAACAAGATCTTGCCATTTTAGAAAATACTGTCTTTCAAAATGTTCTGCTGATAGAAAAAATGTCATACTTATATCTTCTGCATATGTCAATCCTTGAGCCATCTCATAAGTTGGGCCATATACTGTTTCATTTGTAACAGTTCTTATGTTTTTACCTGGCATGGTAAACGCTTCAACTCTAAATGATACGTGTTTATCTGCGTTAGGATCTCTTATCGCTGGTGGTGATGTTATTTTTACTTCAAATCTATTTGCAAGTGCGTGTCCACCATACTTACTAAAACTTGCAATAAATTCATCTAGTGCAGCCATTATCCTCTCCTGTTTGCAGACATTCTTGAGTCTGCATAAACTTTTGTTTCAGTTGCTCTTACAAATCTTTGCACAGGTAATAAAACTGCAACCATCATTTCATCTGCATTAATTCTACGAAATGGAGTTTGTACATGATCTGCAAGATATCTCTTTACTGTAGGTTTTACAATTGGATTTCTTTTTACTCTATTCCATGTTAATCTTATTCTGGTAGTTTCATCTAACTTATCATTACTTGCATATTCACTAATGATGTTTAGAAGTTTTAATCTCATGGGTATAGATAGGTAGTGAAAGTTTAAACCTAGAAAACCATTGTTATATTGTTCAATGGGCATGACTAAAGGAAATCTATCATAGTATGGTAATATGTCAACATTGTCTTTATTCTTAGGACTATACATAAAAAAGTTCATAGTACCAAACGTAGGTCTGGCTGTAACTATTCCTTCACGAATAAGTCTTTGTGGTGGTACTTCACCCAACTCTTTGACTTTCTCACGAAACCAACGAATTGATCTATCTTTACCACCAGTTTTCTTTAGTATACCTTCAATTAATTCTGTCATACTCCTATTTATATGACTTAACCAAGATGATCTTCTGTTAGAATTTTAAATTCCATATTTCTATCTTTACACCACTCTAACGCATATTCCCACTTGGCTTTATTAACACCCCATGTTTGAACTTCTTTTATATAATATTTGGTTTTCTTTTTACCGACAGGTGGTTTACATTGTTTCTTTGGTTTGACTTCTATAATCATCTTCTTAATAGTACCATCACTTTGTTTTACTTTCACATAGAAATCTGGAAAGTATCTATGTATTCTACCATCAAGAGGTGATTTATATGGTATAATTATTTCTTCACTACCCCATTCTAATATTGCATCATTCCTATCACAATAGACCATAAACTTACGTTCCCACAAACTTCTATAAATTATGTTTGATGGGTCACCTCTATATTTTCTAGGTTTTGAGGGAATATATCTACCTTTGTATGTCATACTGTATAAATACTATTGAAACCATAATATATTTAGGACTATTTATATGGCTCAATTAATCATAGGAACTGATGGACAAAAATCACACATCACTGCAAATAGGACTTCTTATCAATATCCACTAGATGTAGATAGTAAAAGTAGCAGTCATTTCATTCAATTTCAAATAAGAGTGCGACAACAAGCAACTATAAATTATGGTAGTGGAGCGGTAGATGCTACTAGAAGTGGTGGTAATGAATACATAACAGTTCCAAGACCACCTAGAAAAACTTTAGATTCAACAATTCAAATACAGATGCCGCCTACTATTGAAGTGTCACATAAAATAAATTATGCAGATACAGAAATAGGATTGTTGGTTGCTGGATTACTTGCAGCTGGTCAATCTTTTAGTGATGATATAAGTGCAGATGCAGCCAGAGATGCAATTACAAATAGTATTGGTGGTGAAATTAAAAATGCAATAACTGGTTTAGCTGAAGGAATAGGTATAACAGGTGCAAGGGCTGCTAATCAAATATCTAGTGGAAAAGTTATAAACAATAGAACTGAATTAAAGTTTGAAGGTATTGATAGAAGAGCATTTGCATTTACTTTTAGGATGTTACCGAAGAGTTCAGAAGAAGCACAAATAATTAAAGAAATTGTTACATTATTTCGATATCATGCAATGCCCAACTTTCCAATAGGGGGTAGTCTTGGTGGTAGAACAATGGAAGTACCATCTACATTTGATATCTCATATGTACCTGGCCGACATTTACATAAGATTGATGAATGTGCATTAGAGTCAGTACAGGTAAAATATGGTGGAGAAAGAACACAATTTTTTGTTGATGACCAACCAGTGGAAACAGAACTTACATTACAGTTCAGAGAACTTGGTATCATAACAAAAGAAAAGATTGCAGAAGGTTTTTAATTATGTCATTTTTTTCAAATTTTCCTACTATAGAAGTAGATGTATTAGACAATGGTACAAAAACTACCTTTTTAGAAGTAACAAGAAAAGTTAGATTCAAAGATCTTGTTAAAAAATATAATGTCACATTTGATTACTATGATGTGCAATCTGGTCAAACTCCAGAATTTTTAGCGAAAGCGTTTTATAATGATGAAAAACTTCATTGGGTTATTTTACTTGCAAATGATGTGATGGATTACTATCATGATTGGCCACTCACAAACGCAACATTTGACAGAAATTTACAAGAACTGTATGATAATCCAGATGCAGTTCACCATTACGAAGTAAAACAAACATCTGGTGATACAACTAAAGTAATAGAAATACCAAATGACTCTGCAAATACTATACCAGAGGATGCAGTTATAGTTACAAACTATAATTATGCAGAGAGATCAGAGGACAATAAAAGAAAAATAAGAGTTATAAAACCAGAATATATTCCTCAAATAAAGAGAGAAATACAACAACTATTGAGAAAATAATATGGCTGTCATACAATACGCTGGTGAATTTCAACTAGAAGAATGTACACTCTGTACAATAAGTGGTTTAGAACTTGACTTAACTGAACTAGTTGCAGATATAAACATATATGAAGATCTTTTTTCTACATCTGTAAGTGGAAGTATATCTTTTCAAGACAATAATAACTTATTAGGTAACAAAGATATAGGTATTATAGGTCAAGAAAAACTTAAACTTAAACTGTCAACACCAAACGCTGATGATACAGGTGATAGAAATCGTATTATTAATTATACTGAAACACCATTATATGTTTATAAGATTGACGATAAAGTTGGAGTCAATGAGAATACAGATGCATTCATGTTGCACTTTACTACACCAGAATTTATCAGAAATAATCATGTGCGTGTTGTCAAATCATATGAGGGTGAGCCATCAGAAGATATCATTCAAAATATTTTAAGAGATGATGATTTAATTGCATCTAAAAAAGAATTTTATTATGAAGTTACAAACAATCATTTTAAACTTGTTTCACCAAATATGCATCCATTTGATTTTATAGTAAATTTATCGAAAAGATGTTTATCTAGAGAATATGACTATGCACCATCATTTTTATTTTATGAAACAACAAAAGGTTATTTCTTTAGAACAATAGACAGTATGATGGACAGAAAAAATCCAAAAGGTGTATTTCGTGAAGTATCACCACAAGAAATAGATTTAAGGGATAATGAAGAAGGAGTTATCGCTAAATTGACGAATATTCTAAATATACAGGTAATGTCAACAACCGACACTATGTCAAGTAGATTGTCTGGTATGTATGGGTCAAGACTAGTATTGTTAGATATTTTCAATAAAGATTATCAAGAGTTCGATTATAATTATTTACAGGATTTTGACAGGGATATTCATGTCGATCACTATAATAAATATGGATCTACTAAATCTCCAGTAGCGTCTACTGCAATGGATCAGTATGGTAAACAAATTGGAGATTATCCAGACTCTGTTCTTCATGTGCAGATGATAGAAAGAAATGTTGCAAATGGTATGTTCAATCCAGCTTGGGGTGAAAGATCACAATATGATTATATGGGTACAGACCAATGGTTACAAAGAAGAACATCTAGATTTGCATCTTTGGACTCTGCATTATCATTAAGAGTTACAATCCCAGGCAACACAACATTACAAGTAGGTGATCTCATAGGTTTAGATTTATCTGATGAAAGTATGACAGGAAAATACTTAATTAAAAATTTAGTGCATAAATTTACGTTTGCAGATGGTTCTCCTATACACAAAATAGTAATGGATTGTGTAAGAGATACAGTTAAGTCACCATTCCCAAGTTCTGGAGTTACCATTAAAGATCAAGGTAACGAGGGTGACTATAGAATACCACTAGGTTCTGAAGATCCTTCAGAAGTAACATTTTAGAAAGGAGATGATAACAACTCATTCGTTATGATAATTTATTAACCATAGAAAGAGGCTCAAATGACAGCAAAACTCAAAAATCGTGTACACAAAATGACGTTTCAAAAACAAACCAATCGAACAATACAGACACAGGATAATGAGGAAACTAAATACTATGAACAATTATATAAAGAACAAACTATGGAGTTGTTAGGAATAAAACATGAAAACATTTCAACAAGTACAGGAAGGAGTTTACGACCCCAATATATTTAAAGCGATATTTCTTGCAGGCGGGCCAGGATCTGGTAAGTCATATGTAGTAAGAAGATCTACAGGTGGATTGGGTATGAAGATTGTAAACTCTGACGATATATACGAAAAGATGTTAAAGGACGCTGGGTTGGAAACAACACCAGAAGATATATATTCTGATCAAGGTCAAGATATAAGAGTTAAAGCGAAAGAGGTCACAGCCCGTATGCAAGGGAATTTTCTAAAAGGTAGACTAGGAGTTATCATTGATGGTACAGGTAGAGAGTATGATAAAATATCACAACAAGTAAGAGGATTACGTGCATTAGGATATGAAACATACATGATATTTGTTAATACATCACTAGATACTGCACAAGAAAGAAATAAGATGAGGTCTAGAACTTTACCAGAAGTTCAAGTTGCGAAAATGTGGAATGCAGTTCAAAACAACATAGGTAAATTTCAAACACTATTTGGTTCAAGTAATTTTATAATTGTGGACAATAATGATGCTGGTGAAGATGTATTCAAGAAAGTATGGAAGAGATGTATGATACTTGTTAAGAAGAAAGTGAACAATACAATCGCTAAGTCTTGGATATCTAAACAGTTAAGATTAAAGAAAAGATAATTATAAATATGTCTTTGTGTGACACAATGTCCACAAAATAGAATAAGGAAAATCTCACATGAAATTACTATCAAGTCTGACAGCGTTTCTCGCTGTGTTACTCTTTGCAACGTATACAGTTGCAGAACTATCTCATAGTCATGATGTTACAGCTGAGTATTCAGTTGACAATGAAAATACAATCATGAAGTATGAACCAGAAATTGAGTGGAATCATGATCAGTTAGAACTATCAATCGGTACACTTATTTCTATATACGACTCCTCTGCAACCGACAGTTTTATGTTGTTTGACACTTTAGATGAGGGAAATAGACCAAACATTAATCTAGAGTTAACATACGATATGGGTGATATGATTCCATTACCTGTAGAAGTATATGGTAAAACAAGCTGGGATATTGATGCGTCAGAAAGAAAAGACATTAAGTTAGGTGCGACTATATCATTCTAATACAATACATCAATATATTTTTCAGAAAAACCTCATCTTTTTGAGGTTTTTTTGTTTTTAGGGGTTGACATTTGTTGTGAAAACAGATATATTAATAGTATAGAGAGAAAGGTGATTCGTTATGAAAAAAGTAGGAAACGCAACTATTTTATATTTGGACATGGACGGAGTCCTTGCAGACTTCTTTGGTGCATTTGCAGCCAAGTTCAATAAACAACATTGGAAAGAGATTCCAAGAAAAGACAAGTCAATACAAGAACTCATAGGTACTGACTTCTTTTACACACTAACATTATTTGAAGATACATATGATTTAGTAAACTTTGTAGAAACAAGGTCAAAAGGTCAATGGGGAATATGTTCGTCACCATTAAGAGGTGATAGAGATAACTCTGCATACCACAAGAGAAGATGGTTAGAGGACAATGATTTGATGCCCCCTGCGATTGAGAATTTGATATTCACTCGTCAGAAAGAAAAGTATGCGATCAATCCTATTGATGGTTCACCAAATATTTTGGTTGATGATAAACCTAGTAACATTGAGAAGTGGGAAAAGGCTGGTGGAATAGGATTTCTATATCAGGCCAATCAAGACTCATATGCAGACTTGGTTAAAAATATCAATATGGTTTATGCACATGGTCTATATAGGACTTGACACGAAACAATATATATGGTATAGTGATTCGTAAACAGAGAGGTAAAAATGTCAGTAAGAACTAAACTTGCAGTAAAGACACTACAGAATTTAAGTCCTATAGAAATAGAGAATATGGCTGCAGAACTTGTAAAAGCAAGTCCATATGTTGCATTGCGTCTAGAGTTCGCAGTTGCATCAAGTCTGCAAGATTATGAAGATGAATTAGTAATTGAAGATTTTGATAACAAGGAGAATATATAATGGTTACTATTACTAAAATGAGAAAAGTATCAGAAATACTACACACTATGACACCTAGTGAACTAACTGAAGTTATGGGTATGTGTAGAGATATCAAGACTATGAAAGCAAAATCAGACATAAAAGTAGGTATGAGAGTCTATGTTGTTCAGAAAACAAAAAAGACGCCTGGTACTGTGGTCAAAATCAACAAGACAAGAGCACTTGTCGATATGGTAAGATCACCAATTACTGGCGAAACTGCAACATATCAAGTTCCATTTACAATGTTGGAGGCTGCTTAATGTGGTATAATTTTAGAGTTATACTATCTTGGAGTATCGGTATCATAGGTATTCTCATAATACTTGGTACTGCTGGTGCAGATTGTGATGGTAAGTGTATGGACAATGCACTTACTTTATCTGAAATGCTTGCATGGTTTGGTTATGGTCTTGCGGCCATAACTACTGCAATTTGTATTCGTCCTATCAGTAGATAGATATGCACATATTACCTATCTATTATACGACTACCAATCTCAAACGCAAGCGTAAGAGAGTAGACACACGCAAGTACGAGTCGGAAATGCGTGAACACAACAAGTTTTTGAAACGCATGAAACTCCCTATGTTGACACTAGAGGAGTTTGTTGCGTATAAACATGGTAAAACCACTGTCAAAGGTCGTGGTGGTACGATAGATCAGCGGACATATACTGCAAAGGTCAAGACATCTGACGCAATCGGTAATGGTTTTGTCAAAGAAACTCCTATATATAAAGGAAATGTGGTCATAGGACAAGCGTACAACAAGGGTGGACTCCAAGTTTTATCTAGTGTTGACGCAAAAGATTCAGCCACTGGTAAGAGGAGATAAATTGTGAGTGACGATAATGTAATTGACATATGGGGTCATGACCGATTCATGAGTAGACCAAATGGTAAACTCATCAAAGAGGAACATACAAAGTACATACTAGAAGAAGAGGATGGTAATGTACGAGTAAAAAGAGTCACAGTTAATCGAAAGTTCATGGGTCAAAATGACTACATTGATAGTACAGAAGAGGAGTACCTAACTTAATAAATACTTTTATGTATGATATAGATGAAAGAGTTCGATGGCTCAAGTATCGTATACGAAAATTCAAACAAAAACATAAACATTTATATGGTGATAATAACGAGAACGAGATTGTCGAGATACCAGAAGAGGTTGTTCCGAGAACAAGAAAGAATGTTTCGGAAGAACCTAAACCTATATCTAACGAAGAAATAGACCAAGAAGAAATCAACTTTCAGAGAGCTCTACGAGCTGCTCTGAAGAAAACCAAAAAGAAATAGGAGATTCATATGCTTAATGCTCTACTAGAAGAACATCAAGAACTAGAAAAAATATTAGAAAACGATAATACATTAACAGATGAAGAACGTAGAGATATTAAGAAAAAAAAGTTAAAGTTAAAAGATAGTATTGCAAATATTAGAAGTAAATATGAATCAAAATACGACTATGATCAACATGGTGGGGGAATAGAATACTTTGGGTATAACGGGGCATAGAACGCTTTATTATAACTATGGTGAGTACAAATTAGAGTTAGAAAATGCAACAGGTGTACTGTATAGAGGTGAAAAATTACTGTTCAAAGGGTTCTCGTATGAGGCCATTCGTTGGTTTATCAGTGCATCTGGTAACAATCCAAAGATCAGAGATAAGTTTATGAATCAACTAAAAATGCGTCAAGAACTGACATTCGATAGACGAAGAGATAAAGAAAAGTGGGATAAAAAGGAAGCGAAAAAGAAATGAAATGGGCTATTATATTCTATGCAATCATGGGTTATGAGGGGTTTGTAAAGGACACCGAACTCTTAATCAGTTGGAATTTGACGTTTGATAATCAGGCTCAATGCGAGTCATTTTATCGTGGAAACGAGGTCAATCTACATTCTGGTGTGTTACAGTATGCAAAAAGTACCTACAAATCAAGAATGCACGTAGTCGAAATGGGTTGTGTTCATGCAACAACACAATCTCCTACAGACACAAAACCAGAACTCAAGGACTTCAATCCTCTATATAAACGACCAATAAGTCCATATGGTGGACAAGAATGGAGAGAGAACAAACACTATGACAACGAATTATTACTACGAGGGAACTGATTATGGAACAATGCACCCATTTCATTTTGACTTCTGGTATCATCTATTCGTGCCTTGGGATGGTTTAAATTGGTGTATGTTAGTATGTTTATTGATACCAATAGTGGTATATATTAATGATAGGGTGCATTGGTATGATATAAGATGATAACACTCTTTTATCTTATCATTTTTATAGGTATAATATGGATATTGTCTTGGTTAGTATGGATTGCAATGTATGATGACGAATAACAATAAGAAGATCATTTTTATCACAGATCTGATAGAAAGTAAGTTACAAAAACAACGAGAAATTGAGAAGTACGAGAGTCAACTCAAGGTTATCGAAGAAAGACTCTTTTTCCTACGAAAAGAAAAAGAGATCACAGAAACAATACTTGAATTGATTGAACATGAAAAGATCATTGATTTGAGAAACTATATGATAGAGAATGATACATGAAAATATTGATGTACTCCAGACGCAAACCACCTTGTCAATTCTGCGTCCGAGCGAAGTCTATGTTAGATTATTATGGAGTCGAATACGAAGAAAAACTCCTAGACGATATCAATCATCTGATAGAGTTTAAAGACAATTACCCCAACATTAAACAAGTACCAGCGATCTTCATTGATGATGAATACATTGGTGGATATAATGAACTAGAAAAGAGATTATGGAAAAAGTAAAAAGACTCTTCATACATATACCCAAGAATGGTGGAACGTCAGTACAAAAAGAAATGACAACACTTTCATTCGGACATGATAGATGGAGAGATGTTCCTAGAGATATACGATACATACATCAATCTTTTGCAGTTATTCGTAACCCTTGGGCTAGAATGGTATCTAGGTATGTCATGGGAATATCTACTTCAAATACAAACGATCATGGAACAACATGGAACACTTTTGAAGAGTTCCTAGAAACAAGATATGTATGGACAGACAAACAATGGTACGATCCTATCAGAAGTTGGAATACACAATACGATTATGTCTGTGACGAGAATGATGTAGTACGCTGTGATATATTAAGATTAGAATTTATTGATGACGAATTGAGTCCTTATCTAAATCTGAATACACCATATATTGTAAGAGAAAACGTAGGTGAATATACAAGAAATTACCAAGATTATTATAATAACGAACAAACCATACAAATAGTCGCTGATTGGTATGAACAGGACATAGACTATTGGGGGTTTGATTTCGATACAAGTGCAACAAAAAATTATCATTATTATGAAAGGAAAAAAATATGATGAAATACTGTATAATATTATTATTAGGACTAAGTGCGTGTAGTACAAACTATGTAACCAAAGAAGGACAAAGACTACTAGGAAACACAGCTGCTGGATGTATATTAGGTGAAGTCGCATTTGGTAAGTGTGAAGAAGGTGCAGCTATCGGTGCATTTACGACAGTAATAACAGACCAAAAGAAGTAATGCGTAAATTCATGGGAAATCGTGGGATAAAATGGGATTTGCGTACAATTTAAAAAAAGGTATAAAAAAAGGTGTTTAGGTGTTTTCTTTTGTGCATTAAAGGTCGTATTCTATCACGAAAATTTTTTTTTGTCAAGGGGTTTTTTCACTTGACAGAGAGAACGAATCGGTGTAAAGTATGAATATGATTCGATTTTTAATAGTAGCGATAGTCATGTGGTTGATAATCGTGGGTGTGTATGCGGCCATATTATTATCAAATATCTCTTGACAAACTCTTGACAAGTTGATATACTGACTATGCTAGGAATGATATAAGGTGATTCGATTATGATTATATCCGATTGGGATTCAGAATGTTATATGGGTAGAGATTCGAGTGATTCGGAATCTATCTATAACACTACAGAGATGCACACAGGGCCAGAGAATAAGAAAGATTGTCCTTGTGATTCGTGTCCTCTTTCTCTCCAGTGTATGCAGAACATCACAGAATGTTCTGCATTTCGCAATTGGGCGAGTAAGGGTGACTACAATGATAATGATTTAGGAAAGAGATTGAGAGGTTGTTAATGACAAAAGAAACATCTATAGGAGAACTATTACAGTTTGATGAAGCGTTGAAGTCTGACTTGTTTAAAGAACAAGCAGAGAACAAGAAGTTGTTTGATATCATCTGTCCAGAGGACGATTGGAAGAAACCATTTACTTGTTCTATACCTACAGAGATGTATGCGTTCTATAACCGAGCGTGCATATGGTTTACAGGTGCAGAGTTGGTTGTGCAGAACGAATCAGGTGGTGTGACACATTGTTCTTGTGAGGGATATTATAACGCAATGG